TCGCCTGTCTCGTTGCAAAACTGAAGTCGGGTGAGGTGCGTGGGGTTCGTGCATATCATGCATCGCGGGATGACGACTGAATTATTCATCAAGCGCTGAATTTCAAAAGAGGAAATTTTAAGAAATGCCAGCTGGACGGCCTAAAGGGTTGCCGAAGTCTGGTGGACGCCAGAAGGGCACGCCAAACCACGCAACATCGGAGATCAAAGAGCTAGCTCGGCAACACGGCCAAGCGGCTCTTGCAACTATTGTGCAGCTGATGCATTCGGCTGAGAACGACCAGACGCGCCTCGCCGCAGCCAAAGAGCTGATCGACCGTGGATACGGGAAGGCAGCACAGGCAGTAGAGGTCGAAGGCACGCTCGATGTAGGCGTGCGCGTTATCTCCACGCCACAGGATGAGGCGATATGACAAACAGGCTAGTCACTCTAAAAGAGTTAGCCGACGATTGGAACCGCACAATCCAAGAATACGGGGTAGACCCTAAGGAATTCGCTTTATCTTTGGCATATGGCCTTGCGTGTGCATACGACGAGGATGAGGAGAGAGAGGTTCGTCGTGTTGTTGGGTTGGAATGATGGCCTTTAAACTAACAGCCAAGCAGCAGGAAGCGCAAAACGTTCTCGCGAGCCATGCGACGCACGTGATGCTGTTCGGCGGCTCGCGTAGCGGAAAGACGTTCCTCTTGGTGCGCAACATCGTCATGCGTGCTCTGAAGGCGCCAGGGAGCCGCCACGTCATTCTGCGGTTCCGTTTCAATGCGGTGCTGAACTCCGTTGTCAACGACACGTTCCAGAAAGTAATGCGTATCGCATTTCCGGGTGTGCCGTATCGCATTGACAAGATGAGTTGGTTCGCAGAGTTCGAAGTGAACGGCGAGAAAAGCCAGATCTGGTTTGCTGGGCTAGACGATGGCCCACGGATCGAGAAGATTTTGGGCATGGAATTTGCCACAGCCTATTTGAACGAAAGTTCGCAGATCCCTTGGAGCAGCGTAGGTATCGTCAAGACGCGTCTCGCGCAGAAGGTGATGCAGTTCATTGACGGCAAGGAATCAGGGTGGTTGAAGATCCGCTATTACTTCGACTGCAACCCGCCGAATAAAGCCCATTGGACCTACAAGGTGTTCGTTAAGCGCATTGATCCTGATACTGGAGAGCCATTGCGCGACAGCCAGGACTACGCCTACTTCAAGATCAACCCGCAAGACAACGCAGAGAACCTTTCCGATGAGTACCTTAATACCCTCGAAGGTCTATCTGCTCGTCTGCGTAAGCGCTTTCTTGATGGTGAGTTCGCCGACGCTACGCCGAATCAGCTATTCGCTGATGAAGTTATCGATAAGTGGCGTCATTTGGATGGTCGGCTTCCCGATTTTGTTCGCGTTGTCATTGCTGTGGATCCTAGCGGCTCTGGTGACGTTGATAATGCTGACAACGATGAAATTGGTATCGTGGCGGCGGGACTCGGAACAGACGGCAACGCATACGTGCTCCAGGATTGCACCGTTAAGGCGGGACCGGCGACGTGGGGAGCAGTAGCGGCATCGGCATTTGACCGGCACGCAGCCGATATCGTCGTTGGTGAGACGAACTACGGCGGGGCAATGGTAGAGCACGTAATCCGCACAGCTCGCCCGCGCACGCCGTTTAAGATGGTCACAGCATCGCGCGGAAAGCACGTTAGAGCAGAGCCATTCTCGGCGCTATACGAGCAAGGGAAAGTGCGGCACGTTGGCGATATTCACGAGTTCCGCCAGCTTGAATCAGAGCTTACGGCATTCTCAACGGTCGGATATACTGGCGAAGGCTCGCCAAACCGCGCCGATGCGCTTATTTGGGCGCTGACTGAGCTATTTCCCGGCTTGGTGCGCGATAAATCGAAGAAGCAGAACGAAAACCTTGATACGGGTGTGAAGCCGCGCAAAGGCGCGCTACGTCCGCAAGCCGGTAACTGGATGTTGAGATAATCACAATGGATATTGACTTGCGCTTGGGGGATTGCCTTGAAGTAATGGAAACGCTCGCCACTGCATCGGTTGATCTGATCCTGTGCGATTTGCCCTACGGCACGACTCAAAATAAGTGGGATTCGGTGATTCCGTTCGAGCCGTTATGGGCGCACTACGCTCGGGTATGTGGGGGTGCGGTCGTGTTGACGGCATCGCAGCCGTTTACGTCAGCAGTCGTGCTGTCAAACCCGCGCGACTTCCGCTACGCCTGGGTCTGGGAAAAATCCAATGCGACCGGGCATCTGAACGCGAAGCGCATGCCAATGAAACTGCATGAAGACGTCCTCGTGTTCAGCCGCGATGCCGCACGTTACAACCCCCAAGGGCTGCTGCCTTATGGGAAAGTCACCAAGCGCGGCAACAACGGCGGCAACTTCGGCGCATCGGGCACTGAGAACCTGCAGGAATTCACAAACTATCCGCGCTCGATTCTCCGCTTCGCGAATGACCCAAAGCCGGTACACCCCACGCAAAAGCCGGTCGCGCTGATGGAGTACTTGATCCGCACCTACACGAACGAAGGCGACACGGTGCTAGACAATTGCATGGGATCAGGCACAACCGGAGTGGCCTGTGTCACTACGAACCGCCGCTTCATTGGTATTGAGCGCGATGTTGATTATTTCTCAATAGCGTCTGCTAGAATTGCGGAAGCGAAGAACGACCTATTCTGTATGGAACAATAATGGCCGAACGCGATAAAACCATCCTGAAGCGGGCGAAAGAGCGCTTTACCAAGTGCGTAGATTGGGAAGGCCCGTTCCGTCAGCGCTTCAAAGAGGATATGCGATTCCTCTACGCTGACTCGGACAATCAGGACCAATGGAATGCCAGCGTAAGGGCAGGGCGCAACCTAGCCGGTCAGGTCATGGTGACGATCAACAAGACGCACACGCACTGGCTGCATGTGGTCAATCAGGTCAAGATGAACCGGCCTCAGATTCAGGTGAGTCCGACTGGAGATCAGAGCACGTATGAGAGCGCGCAAATTCTGGAGCAAGTTATCCGCCGGATTGAATACATCTCCGATGCTGAGTCCGCTTACGATATCGCGACCCAATTTATGGTGGGCGGCGGGATCGGTTACTGGCGCGTGGTTACAGACTATACAGACCAGGACTCGTTCGACCAGGATATCTTCATCCGGCAGATTCCAGACCCTCTCTCGGTCTATCTCGATCCCAATATCAAGATGCAGGACGGCAGCGATGCCAAGTTTGCATTTGTCTTCGATGAGATCCCGCGCAAGGATGCTGAAGCGAAATACGGCAAGGTAGCGCAGATGAGTTCGTCCTTCGGCGATATGGCCGAAAACTGGATGAGCACGGACAAAGTGCGCATTGCTGAGTACTACGAGCGCTCTGAAACGAAGGAATGGTTGTACGCGCTGCCTGCTGAAGATGGTTCAACTATCCTCGCGCGCGAGTCTGAGCTTGGCCCGGAAGGCGCTAAGCTGATGAAGCAGCAGTATGAGGAACGAGACGATGTGATGCGCCGAAAGGTGCCGAAGTACAGCGTCTTGCATCATCTCATTGTTGGCGATAGTATTGCGGAAACCACAATATGGCCCGGTAAGTACATCCCGATCGTGCGCTGTGTTGGCGAAGAAATCGTCATGGACGGGCGCTTGGATCGGAAGGGCCTCACGCGCTATCTGAAGGACCCGCAACGTGCGTATAACTACAATGCAAGCGCGGCGCTTGAGTATGGTGCTCTCCAATCTAAGAGTCCTTACCTTGCACCAGTGGAAGCTATCGAAGGCTTGGAGGACTTTTGGGCCACAGCCAACAGCCAAAACCACGCTTATCTGCCATATAACCACGCCGACGAATCCGGAAACCCGGTACCACCGCCTCAGCGGAGTCAGCCGCCGTCCAGTGCGCCGGTCTTCCTCGAAGGGATGCAGACGGCTGAGCACGAAATGATGATGGCGAGCGGCCAATACGAGGCGACGTTCTCTGCTCAGGGTAACGAAGTCTCTGGCCGCGCCATTGATCAGCGCAGGCAGCAGGGCGAGCGCGTCACGTTCCATTACCCTGACTCGCTGGCTAAGTCGATCCGCTATACCGGCAAGATCATCATCGATCTGATTCCGAAGATCTACGACACCAAGCGCGTGATTCGCATCATGAGCGAGTCTGGAACGGAGCAGGCGATTCAGATCGATCCGCAGGCAAAGCAGGCGCTCCAGCTGCAGGAGCAGGAAGAGGAAGCCAAGGTATCGGCGATCTTCAATCCGGCTGTCGGCCAGTATGATGTGGTTGCGACTGTTGGCCCGAACTATGAGACGCGCCGCAAGGAAGCATTCGCCGCGATGACGGAATTGCTTGCGGGCAATATGTCGCTCGCGCCGGTCATCGGCGATCTGTACATGGGCGCTGCTGACTTCCCGAACGCTGACGAACTGCAAGAGCGCATGCGCAACTGGATTGCAGGTATGAACCCCGGAATCATGGGGAATGGTCCGACCGCGCAAGAGCAGCAACTGATGCAGCACAACCAGCTTCTGATGGAGGAGCTTACGCGCATGAAGCAGGAACTGGAAGATAAGACGATCCAGCGCCAGCTTGAGCAGAAACGAGTGGATATGGATGCGCTGAATCACTTGGCGATCCGCATGGAGAACGATAACAAGCAGGTTTTGGACGCGTTCAAGGCTGAGACTGACCGTCTGAAGGCAATGGCGCCGATGATGAGCGAAGAGGCGCTAGAGCCGATCATCCGCAAGCTGATTGCGGAGACGATGAGCGCATACAACCCGGATGCGAACGTGCAGCCTGATCAAGCAGACCCGGCAAACACGTACTCATACGGCATCGGCAACGTGCTTCAGCCCATCGACAGCCTGAAAGAGGCTGAGTTACAGAACCTGAAGGATCAGAAAACGCAGCAATTGCAGCAGCAAGCAGGATCGCAGGTCCAATAAACTACACGTACCGGAGAAAATATGAGCGATGTTCAAGAACTCGGCAATACGCCAGCAGAAGAGCCGCAAATTGATGCGGGAGAGTCGCAAGCAGCAGAGCAAGAGGCGCCCAAAGCGCCAGATACGTCTTGGGTCCCTAAGCGCATCTCCGAAATCACGGCGGCTCGTCGTGCGGCGGAAGAGCGCGCGCAACGTGCCGAAGCGGAACTGGCTGCACTACGCTCCGGTGCTGCTCCGCAAGAGCATGCGCCCGAGCATGCGATGCCGAATCAATCGGTGGATCAGCTTGCCCGAGCCTACGCCGAGCGCATGGTACGCGAGCAGCAAGAGCAGGGCACGCTGAACAGCCGCATCCAGGCCATCAACGAGGCGGGCGCTAAGGAATTCGGCGACGACTTCGAAAAGTCCGTTCAGAACCTGAAAATGGCGGGCGTCGGTGGTCCGGAGTTCCTGAAAGTTCTCACCTCTCTCGGTGATGGCGCTCACAAGCTCGTCACGTTCCTCGGCAAGACTGAGAACTTGAACGATGCCATGCGCGTCGCCACGATGGACCCGGTTCAAATGGGTATCGAGCTGACGAAGATGCAGACCAAGGCGGCTAAGGCGTTCTCGAAGCAGATCAGCAAGGCTCCGCCTCCTGCATCGACTATCGACGGCGGCAGCGGTGGCGATGGTGGAGAGCCTGATCCGTCTGACACGGCGGCTTGGATGAAGTGGCGTAGCAGCAGCCGGAAGAGCAAGCGATGACAGTCTCTGAACTTATTTACGCTCT